CTTGGAAAATGAGCGAAACTACCGATATGAGTATTGCGCTTGGCGCAATAAACAGGCTGGTAGATCCTTCCCGTGATATTGTGCCTGTTTCGGGGAAGAAAATCAGGCAAAATCCGTTTTTGTGGCGCAAATATATTTCGCCCATTGTGTATCAAGACTTGATTACCAATGTTGTCTTTTTGGGCGCGCCGTCCACAGGCAAGACCACGATTGCCAGTAAAATGGCTGATGAATATCAAACTGTGTGGATGGCGGAATATGGACGGGACTACTGGGAAAACAATCAGGTAGATCGTCGGTTATCTTTAGAGCAATTGGTGGAAATCGCAGAGGGGCATTTAGAACGCGAGCAGCAACTTATTTACCAGGCAAATCAATATATCTTTACTGACACGAATGCAATAACCACTTTTATGTTCTCAATGTCCTATCATCAATCCGCCCACAACAGGCTGGTGGAACTGGCAAACCTGGCGCAATCGCGCTACGACTTGGTTTTTCTTTGCGATGTTGACATGCCTTATGACGACACCTGGGATAGGTCTGGTGACATTAACAGAAAAGTCTTCCAAAAACAAATAATCGGTGATTTGGTTGTCCGAAAAATTCCTTACATCGTGTTAAGTGGAGATTTAGCAGCCAGAAGCAAAACGGTTAAGAAGGTTTTGAGTAAGTTTCAGAAATATCATTCATTAGCAGCGTTTTACAACACAGGACGAGATAATGAGTAGCTTTTTCAGCGTTGACACCATCATGGTTACCATTCTTGGATACCCGATGAGTTATGTCGAATGTATTGGCACTATCTTATATGTATGGTCTGTTTGGCTTATTGGAAAACGAAACCTATTGACATGGCCAGTTGGCATCGTCAGTGTGTTACTTTACATGATCCTGTTTTACCAAATCAGACTCTATTCCGACGCCATTGAGCAAATCTACTATCTTGGGGCAAGTGTTTATGGGTGGTGGATTTGGAACAAATCCCCAAAAGATGATGGACAAATAACCGGCGTTAAATACAGTGGCTCAAAGAACCTGATTTTATGGGTTATTTTTACTGCCGTTATCTCGGTCGCCTTTGGCTATTTTATGAGCCGGGTGCATCTTTTTTTGCCTGTGATCTTCCCCGAAGCAGCCTCATTTCCCTATCTTGACGCGATCACAACAATCATGAGTTTTTCAGCCATGTGGTTGATGGCTAAAAAGAAAACCGAGAGTTGGATTTACTGGATTATTGTAGACGTAATCGGGATATGGCTGTATTTCGTCAAGGATGTAAAGTTCCTGTCTTTGTTATATGTGATTCTGCTTATCATGGCTTTCAACGGATTAAGACTGTGGCACAAATCTAATCAAGACTACAGGGTAGCCCTCCCCCAAAACGCCACCTGACGAAGCATTTCAGAAACGGCTGGAGGACCAAGGTCCTGAATTTTACCGCTATGCCAGACAACAAATTACTGCGAATGGACAATATTCTTCTCGTTGTCAACGACCTCAAGGCGGCAATCGCGTTCTTTACCGAACTCGGTCTGGAGCTTAAGGGCGAGACAACCGTCGAAGGGCCGCTGGTAGACCGCATCGTCGGGCTTAACGGCGTCCGAAGCGACATCGCCACGATGCGCACCCCCGACGGCCACGGGCGGATCGAGCTGGACAAGTTCCACACGCCTCAAGCGGTCAGGGGCGAGCCAGAAGATGCGCCCGTCAATACGCTGGGCATCCGTCGCATCATGTTCACAGTCACCGATATTGATGACGTGGTTGCTCGCCTGCAGAAGCATGGGGCTGAACTCATTGGCGACATAGTACAGTTTGAGGACACCTATCGTCTCTGCTACCTGCGCGGGCCGGAGGGGATCGTTATCGCGCTGGCGGAACAGCTCTAACACAAGCTGTCACCCACCCACAGAAGAGACAATGGCCTGCGCTTTGCATCGGACCTTTCGGCACAGCATCGCCTCAGCTTTGTAACATTCTGTACAATACTTGTGTTCTGGAAATTGACAGATACCCCGCCCTGTGTCATAATCTCGCTGTTCAGGCTTCCTGAACGCTTTACATGCCATCCTAACTATAGGAGGTGATGCACATGTGTAGTAACAAACACAGCGCCGTAGCATCACCTCGGGTTAACCGATAATACTGCTACGGCGCAACAACAAACAGGCCACCTTTCGGGGTGGCCTGTTTGTTTTACAAAATGGCACTTTCAGAACAGATACTTGTTCCAGGCTTCGCGTTGATTGTTTTCGCCCAGCAGGGCCAGAGCAATGTAGCGCGGTCGCCGCGGGGGGCGGGCCAATCTCATACCGGCTTCGCGCGGGGTGCGGTTGCCTTTTTTCTGGTTGCAGGTGCGGCAGGCTACCACCATGTTTTCCCATTCACTACGTCCACCGCGGCTGCGGGGCAAGACATGATCGAGAGTAAGATCGACGCGCAAAGGGGTAGCACCACAGTATTGACAGGTGTATTGATCGCGCGCCATTACAGTGCGTCGCGACAAGGGCAGGGTCATCGCCCGCGGGATGCGCACGCAATAAACCATGCGGATTACCAGCGGCACGGGCATGGCTACCCCGCAGGCGCGCAAAGTGGTTTCGGCGGCCTCCAATAGCTCGGCTTTTTCTTTGAGCAGCAACACAATGGCCCGCTTGATGGAAACCACGCTGAGGGGTTCATAGGTGGCATTGAGTACCAGCACCGATGCGGTCACGACTGGCTAGCCTCCCGTAGGACAAAGAAAAGCGCCCAGACGAAATCGTCTGGGCGCAAAGAATTTGCCAAGGGGTGACCAGTGGGGCTTGAACCCACGACCTCCTGGGCCACAACCAGGTGCTCTGCCAATTGAGCTATGGTCACCATAATGCGTCAACCTGCCAATACACAACACTTTCAGGCAATGATGCAAGCTCGGGGACGTGGATTCGAACCACGATTAGAGGATCCAAAGTCCCCTGTCCTGCCATTAGACGATCCCCGAATACTGCCCCGAACGCAGTCGGGGAAAAGACCAGTGCCGAGGCCCAGGATTGAACTGGGGACACCGCAATTTTCAGTCGCGTGCTCTACCGGCTGAGCTACCTCGGCGAATGCAAGGGCCTTGACAACAACTGGCGTATGCCACTGAAAGCTCAATGTCATACGCCAGTTGCCATTTTTGATCCATTACAGAGCGGGCGATGAGATTCGAACTCACGACCTTCTCCTTGGCAAGGAGACGTTCTACCGCTGAACTACGCCCGCGTGGTGTTGGTAAGGTTGAGCTTCAAGGTGGCCTCAGAAGCTCGCACAGAGCTGCGGAGGTGGACCCGGTCGGATTCGAACCGACGATCTCCTCCGTGCAAAGGAGGCGCCTTCCCGCTAGGCCACGGGCCCGCAAAGCTCTCACTTGATTAATTTTTTAATGCACAACGGCCTGACATCAGGGCATTATATGCAGGCTGTGAAATTAGTCAAAAAATCGCAGGCCTATGTATTTGGCTAAGTGCCGACGGGGAGATTTGAACTCCCACGACCTTGCGGTCACCAGATCCTAAGTCTGACGCGCTATTAAAAATCGTCATTGTTGGTCTCCTTGTTGCTTGATAGCAGCGGCCACACTATGCCGCCGATGTTTCTGCTGTAACTCGCTCGGCAGAAATACTGAATACGCCTGAGCAGTCACTGTGATGTCGGAATGTCCCATTGTCTGGCTGAGCGTCGCCAAGTCGCCGCCGCTCATCAACCAGGTACGTGCATACATGTGCCGGAACGCGTGAGCATTCGCTGGACCGGTAACGCCCGCCATACGTGCAACCCGCTTTAACATCCGTGTCACAGCCGGAACATTCAGTTGCCCCTTGTCCGTCAGCGAGACAAATACCCAGTCACTGCCGTCCGGACGCACCGCCAGCCACGAGCGCAACTCTGCGCTCGTGAACTCCGTAAAATACACCTCGCGATATTTGTTACCTTTCTCGATTACCTGTGCCGTCAGGCTGTCAATATCCAGATCCTGCATGCGCAGTCCGACCAGCCCGCCTGCGCGGCATCCTGTCTCCGCCAGAAATGTCATCACTGCCCGTGCGCGCACCATTTCCGGATCGTCGCCCGCAATCGCTCGCATCATCCGCAGAAAATCGTCAAGCGCAACCGCCTTCGGAGGTTGGCCCTTCGGGAGTTTCGGGATTGCCAAGCCACTTGCTGGCGACTTTATCAACACCTCCTCGGCCACCAAAAAATTGAATAACCGCCGAATCGTCCGCGCGTAACCGCCTAACGTCGCGGGTGACACCGCCGCACCGTGTCGTCCAGTCCGACTGCGCAAGTGATTGATAAAGCGCCGCAAGTCGCTAGTAGTGATGTCGCCGACCTGACAGTCACCCAAGTGAGCAACCAGCGGCTGCAAGTGCATCTGATATTGCTTAACGGTGCGCGGGCTCAGCCCCGCCGCCTCGCTTGCGATCACCAGCTCGTTAATTGCATCCGACAGTAACATGCTCGTCTCATTTCATCCAGCCGCGCCGCTGCATTTCAGCCAGCGCGTACACCATACCGATTAACCCTACCACACCAACCGCCACACCGACCGCAAAAACTACGACCATAACCAGCTCCTATTGTCTCGACGCTGCGTCTGCAGCCGCGACCGGATGGTTGCGACCGTCGTGATATCGATCTCCAAGAATGCTGCTACGCCCTCATCATCCATCGCATCCAGTATCCAACGCTGGATGATTGCGGCCAGCAAATGCAGCAGTCGTTCGTCACTCATAGCCTTTCGCTAATAATCAGTTATCTGCGCGTTTTGTTGGGCGGCATTGATGAGTGGAGTTTTGCAAAAATGGCACGGATCACCATGTTTGCCGTGCCGAGACGATTTGCATTTAGGACACGCGCTCCATTCACTCGCCCATTTTTCAGCATCTTGTTTGCTTTTCAGGCCAGCGGTGATGTAATCACCGTAAGCAAGAAAAACACCGCGAGGAAAATCAGTAAGATTGCCAGAAACTTCATACGAATCAATCTCTCCTGTTTTCGAATCGTAACCAATCCTTAACTGTTTCAACTGTCGCAACTGTCGCGACTGTCGCGGCAGCCGCACCCCCTGCAACCCTCGCGACAGTTGAAACAGTCGCGACAGTTCAGTCCTCATTGTCCGCATCCTCATCAGCCAACTCCTTCCACGCCGCCAGCGCCCATTGGTTCTTAGGATGCTGCTTGCCCTTAGTGTCCACCACGTCACCCATAGTGTTGCGGGCACGCCACACCATGCTTTTAGTGTAGCCCGCGTCCGTCGCCACATTGAGGATGTCGCGCAGCCGCATTGGTCCATCCGCCAGCAAATCACGCAACCAATCCGCGCACTCATCACGTGCTGGCGTACCCTCCGCACTAGGCGCCTCACCGAACTGAAACCGCTTGCCGCCGTCGCTCACCGTCACCAACGCCAGGCCAATTGGCTGCGGATACTCATCCGCCACATTCGTCTTGCACAGATCGAGCCGCCGCGGCCCGTTCAGCGTAAAACCCTTGCTACCGCCCTGCATCACACTCAAACCCAGCACACTGCGCGCCATCGCCGTAATGTGCCGACTGCCCGCAAAATCGTGGATCGTCACCAACGGAAACGCCATCTGCTGTCCCTGCGGCTTACGCAGATGGTGCAACAACACCACGCCGCAATCATGCCGCCGCGCCATCCCGGCCAGGAACATCAACAACGGGTTCACCTGCTCAGGCCGATCTTGTCCTGAACTTGCCGCACTGCTCAAACTGTCCACGATCACCAACTCCGGACGCTGCGCCGCCACCAGCTCAATCACCTGATCGCGCCAAGATCGGTCAGTCAGGTCCAGCATTTGGCCCTCCGACGCATACAGCAGATATAGCTGCGAGCGATCCACTCCCAGCGCCCGCGCCCGTTTTGCGTTCTCCTGCGGTATCCCCTCCGCATCAATATACACCACATTGCCCCTGCGCTCCACCGGCGAGCCATCCGGCCAGACCCCCCCACCAATCACCGTCCGGGCCAGCTCCATCGTAAACATGCTCTTACCCGTACCCTGGAAACCACCAAGCACCGTGAGCATTCCGCGCGGTATCCAGTTCGCCCACAGCCACACCGGCTCCGGCAGCAAATGCTCCAACTCCGCCAGACTACGGAACCGCGGCGCGCCAGGCGTGTTGCTCAACAGTTGCTGTACATCCGCTACCGTCTCCACCAGACCCTTATCGCCCGCCGCCAGCCCCAGGCACCAGGACACATCTTGCTGCCACGCGTTCAGCACAGCCAGCTCGTCGCGCGTCCACGCGTGATCATCCGCATACGTCGCCGATGCGCTGACAATCGCCAGCTCGTCTGCGTCCCACTGCTCAATCGTGCGCTCCAGCGCGCTCACCACACGCCGCCACGGCTCATCTAGCCACTCCAGCGGATATCGTTCCACCTCGCTCAGCCGCAGCAATCGCTGTACATACACGCGCTGCATCCGGTCCGTTAGCATGATAATGCCTCATTTCCATCTGTCAGCTGCGCACTGGCCGCGCATTCCGCCGCCGACCAGTCTCCGCTGATCCTCGCCGCACCCAGCGCCGCCAGTGCGATCAGCACAACGCCAGCCGCACAACTGCCGCAAATTAGCCATGTGATCATTTAGCACCGTCCGTCTGCGCCTGCACCCGGTCGCTGAGGCCTGCCAATCGCTCGTAAATGCCTGCGTGCGAGGCGCTCAGGTCGATGCGCTCCGCATCACCCGACAGAGACGGGATTTTAATTCGTGCGTCATCCAGCAGGTCGAACATCTCCGCCACGCTCTCCGTCGTCGGTAGTCGAGCACCCGTCGCGTAATGATTGACAAACACCCCGACGCTGGCCAGGGCGGCCCGGACAGCGTCGGCGCTGGACGGCTCCTGCTCCGGCACCCTTTGATCGTCGTCCGACCATGGCACAGCCAGCCGTGCCGTAGCCAACAGCTTTTCCATCGTCTGCCGCGCCCGGACGATGTTTTCCTCCGGCTTATAGGGTGCCGCATCCTCGGTAATTTTTCGCGCCAGAAAAGTTATCACCTTCTCTATATCCCAATTTTGCGCATCCTGCCGATCCTCCCGCCCCGCGAGATGTTGTGCCCACAACCGCAACAAATCCGGCGTTGGCTCCTGCAGTGCCTGCTTAACTACTGCAAGAGTTTGCTTGCGCAGCAGATGCCATGCCGCCTCACCGTCTTGCTTTATCACATTCCTAATAGCAACCAGACAACTGCAATTCCTCTCAGCGCACACTAACTCATGTGCCACATCCACACCGTCACAACGAAAGGCATCCACATTATTGCTGGGCTTAACGCGCAAATTTGCACAGAGCGGCGACTTGTTAATCTCGTGCTCAATCGCCAGCACACGATTTGACCCCCAAAAGCCGCTGTACTCGCCTCCGATGTCCAACGCCGTCACCCCTGTAGCCATCTGCAACGCCTGTCGCTCTCGCATCGCCCACGCCCTCGCCTTCAGCTTGTAGCACGCTTCGTCGCCACAGCGCGGCTCGTCTGCTATCACCATGCGCAGCGCACAACCCTCGCACACCGCGGCCAACACCTGGTCGCCTAGCCCCAAGTCAACATCCACCCACTCATCATTCTGCAACGATTCTGTAAAACGCCTCGTCATACCCTTAACGCTATCGCGCAGCTCATCGCTCGATGCACCATTCGCTGCTCGTCGCATCACGTACTCCAGGCTGCCCCAGCCTGTTTGCTCGCGCGCAGCCCGCAACACCGGCTCCGGTAGATCCCAGGCGGGAGCCAGAGCTCCCGCTTGGCGTTCGCTCAGCGTACCGAGCGCCACCATTTGCTGCACCTCAGTTGGGGATCGTAACAATCGCAGCTTGCTCGACACCGTCGCCGGGCTGAGACCCAGTCGCCGCGCCACTTCCGCCTGGTTCATGCCGAATTCTATCAGAGCGCGGATGCCATGTGCCTCATCGACAGCGGTTAACCCCTCGCGGTCGCGGTTTTCAATCATCGCCCGCACCGCCATATCACCGTCCGTCGCCTCCACCACGATGACGGTCATCGTGGTGAAGCGCTTTGGGTCTTTCGCGCGCAAAAGCTCACAAGCGCGCTTGCGGCGGTGACCGAACACCAACTGCCAGCGTCCGTCCGGTGTGCGCCGCACAGCCGGTGGTTGTTGCAGACCTTCGCGCTCAATGCTGTCAGCCAGATCGGCCAGCGTGGCCGGGTCGTAGCTTTGCCGCGGCTGAAACGGATTGTCGTCAATCTGCTCCAGCGGCACGGCCTGCACACCGGCCAGCACCGTGCCGGTGTGCAGGCCAAACACCACGGCGAATGCATCGCCGTCGCCGTCGCCTGGCAATGCATTCGCTAGCATGTCAGGCGTCGCCTTACGTGTCATCGTCCACCTCCGATCATCCGTGCAAACGGTCTCTGGTCAATCAGTACAAACGTTCGCTCATCTCCCCTATCGGTTTGCGAACAGCAACGCTGAAGCAAATCAACAACCAGAGCCGGAGCCAGAGCCTCCGCCGGCCACCATTCATGCGCCACGTCCCGCTGCACAAACAGCCCGCGTTCGCACAGCGTCACCCGCAAACCGTTGCACAGCGTCGCCTGCACTTCCCAACCCGACTCGTCGAAACACATAGTCGGCATTTCCGTCGTTTTCATGGAGTACCCATCCAATCGTTTGCTAAAACTCCAGCTTACGCTGGAACAGCTGAGAATAATTGTCCACCGGCCGACGCATCGCCGGACTGTTGAGATAAATCGTTGTCGTTGCAAGGCTGCTGTGCCCCAGCGTCTGCCGCAACTGGTTCAAGTTGCCACCCGTTTCATCGAACAGGTTGGCAAATGAATGCCGCAGCGTGTGCGGATGCACCTGCCGCTCATCCAGCCCGGCCCGGCGGGCCAGCTTTTTAAAAATGTTGTTGATCTGCGCCGGACTGATCGGCCGCTCCGGGTCCACCGTCACCCCCAGATTGGCCACATTGTCCGCGTAGACCGGCAAAAACACATAGTCATCCGTCTGCACCGGCCACCGGCCCGCAGCCCGCAGCCAGCACACCAGCTCCCAAAACGTATCCGCAGGCAACGCCTGCGTACCCGTTTTACCCCCCTTCCCCCGCCACTTCAGCGAGTACTCACCGCCATACTCCTCGATGTCCCCCCAGCGCAGCCGTGCGATCTCCGCCACCCGCCGCCCCGTGTACACAAACATCTTGAAAATCGCGCGATCCCGCGCATTGACAAGCGCCCGCCCGCGTACAGTCTGCATCAGCCCCGCGCGATACTGCGCCGTGCCCTCCACCGCCCCCCCAATCGCCAGCCACATCGCACCCAACTGCTCCGCCGCCAGCGGACGGCTCTTTTCATACGGCGTCACCGCTGGCCGCTCCACATTCGCCCCCTTGAACGGGTTAAGCCGCCGCGCTCCGGTGGCGTCCGCAAACAGCGGCACCTCGATCCCGCCCGCCAGACGCGTTACTGAACAAATGTACGAATAGAATGAGCTGGGCGCAGCCAGCGCCTGACCAATGCTCGCCGCGGCCAGGCCGCGGGCCATCCCCGGATAGCCCGCTTCCCACGGCCAGCGCGGATGCTCCGCATCCAGCAGAGCCTGATACCGCTGCACATCATCATCCGTCACCGCCCACGGCGCCGTATACATCCCTGCGCCAATCCCTTGCCCGCGCAAATGATGCTCATATGCCTCCCTGCGCTCTTCGCTCACCAGCCATGGATCAGCACCCAGAAACGCCCACCATGCGTCCAGTAATCTGCTGTACGCGCGGATCGTATGCGGACTCTTGCTCCTGCTGCTCTTGCGCATCCATGCGGGCCTGGCCGCCGCCCAGGCCCGCAGTAAACTCTCCTGCGCATCGTTCAATCCACCATCCCAAGCTGCAGCAAACGCAGCCCTGATGGTGTCTTCTGTTGTGCTGCGGGGTTGAACCGGAACCAAATCACTCATCATATCCTCCTTGAGGCAGGGAGATGAGATCATGCACGCAGGAAGGAGGAGGACGCCCACCTGCACAATCTCATCTCCCTGACCCCGTCAAAAAAATGGTTAGCCGTTCTGCGCAGCCTCTCGCTGCGCCAGTTCCGACGCTTCATCGCGCATCTGTGCCGACCACACATCCAATTGATCAGCCGATGCCCGCAAAAATTCCGCCTTCCGCACAGCCGACAACCGCCGAAACGCGCGCCGTGTGCGCAGCGCAATGCGGATTTGATACTCCTCCCGGTGCAGCTCCGCTACCACCGGTGGCGTCTTTTGAGATGATAATACATACATCGTCACTGTCTCCGTTGCAGGTCACGCACCACCTGCTCCATCCTTTTCTGCTCTCGCAGCAGTCGCTCACCGTGCTGCAACGCCTGCCAAACCGAGGCACTAGCTGCGCTTGCTCCAACAAGCGCAGCAACGATCCGCCGTTGCAACTGCTCAATTTCCATAAGCAGCTCAGCCGACCACACCGGCCCGATCGCTGGTGCCAGCCGTGCAGCCGCAATTTGCAGCAACCGCACCGGCGTACGCATACCCTCCAGCAATCCAACCGCCGTGTCAACCTCCTCACGCAACCGCAGCAGCGCCAGTTGGTGGTCCAGCGCTGCATCCGCTGCGTCCTGGAAACGCAACTGCGTCATTCGTCCATCGCCTCGCTCCGCGCCTGCCGCACCTCTGCCGCAGCGCGGCGCTCCGCCTGCCACTGCTGAACGTGGCGATAATTCCGCATCGCCCGCCCAGCAGTCGGCGCCACCGCACCTGCCACGATCAGCCCAGCCAGCTCAGCCACCGCTCGCCAATCGCCGCAGATTAACCCGCGCCACACCATCCATCCCACAAAGATGATGCCAACGCCGATCACATACGCCGCCCAGCGCGGCAGCCAGTCGCTCCCTGGCCGCAGCCCTGCATGAGCCATTCCCATGCCCACCGCCACCAGGCACGCCACCAGCGCAAATTCAACAATTCTCAACTCGACAGTTGTGTTAAGATAGAACATGCTGTTCCTTTGTTGCAGTGCCGAAAACGCGTTCCGAAGCTTCCGCTCCAAACGCCTGCTGAAAGCGCCATCGAAACGCGTCACTCACAGCCGACTGGTCATTAACCATTCGCCAAACATGTGGTACGGACATCTTTACCCGTTTTGCCAACAAGGTCACTGATAAGTCCTGTGCGTGTAAAAAATTCTTCAACTCACTCATGCTTTACCTCCACGCAAAGATTATAAACGAGTTTTACGTATACGTCAATATCTATTTACCTTAAATTTACCTGTAGGTAATTTCGAGATTACACTATGACTATGTTACGTTTGGATAGGGTTGAGTCGCTAATAGACGCTGGTGGTTGGACTACCAGCGAACTAGCTGAATCGTGTGGTGTCAACTATCACTTTATTTATCGCCTCCGGCGAGGCGATTGGAACGATATTCGCGCACGGCACCTGGTTGCGCTGGCTCGAGCCCTCGAAACCTCCACCGATTTTCTGCTTGATCTCACCGACGATCCGCGACCATCCACAACGACAGCAGGCCTATCTGTGGCCGAGAGTCACATCATCTACGACATAGCAGGAGCAGAGGACGATGTCAGACAGACTATCGTCAGCATCCAGCGACTCTCACCCGATCAACGATCCATCATGCGACAAGTCGCAGACCAGATGGTTGCACCAGGTAAGCCCCGAATCATTGGATCTGACGACTAGTCACAATCACCTAGTCACAAAAAAATCAGCACGATATATGAAAGGTCATCATGTCAATCCAACTCCGCCCCTCTGACCCCACCCAACCTGCACCCACTCCTCTGTCCGCCAACCAGCCCGTACGCGTCGAGATCAACCACATTGATATTCCATTTTTCCACCTGGTTGGCCTCCTCGTCAAAATCGCCCTCGCCAGCATTCCCGCCGCCATTCTCATCGCCATCATCTACACCGGGCTGCTTATGGCCCTCAGCATCCTTGGTTTCAGCCTGTTCCGCTAAAACAAGGCACTCCTCCGCCCACCTTTTGTTCAGCTTTGCCCCCATCCCCCTCAACCCTCGCGATAATAAACGATTATCGCGAGGGTTCTCCAGAACGAAGAGACCGCCATGCTCCAGGGCATGGCGGTCTCTTCACGGTCCATCGTAGATTTCAATAAACGTCCCCCTGCACACCCACCGCATCGTCGGACTACGTCCCCATAGCCACGCCATCTTCGCCTTATCCCCTGGCCCGATCGCATAAATCTCACTCGCAGCCAGCCGCGGCAGCAGGCCCTGCACCCCCAGCCACGCCACCGCCACATCAGCCCCAGTCGGCGCAGCATCCCCAAACCAGCCCCCCTCGATCCCCGCCGCCGTCCGGTTCTGCATCACGTTCATCACCCCGATTTTTGCCTCAATCTCACAGCCAGGCGTCTCGCCTGCCAGCACCCGCGCCATAGCCAGCGCCAGCATCAGCGCCGCCATCTCCTTGCTCATGGCACACGCGTCTCCAGCGCATCCACCCTGCCCTCCAGCTTTCTCAGCCGCTCCTCGATGCTGGTCGTTGGCGTCGCCGTCGGCGTCCGCCTTGGCGGCCCAATCACCGGCCCCGCCGTCGGCGTCGGCGTCGGCTTCGAAGCCTGCGTCGGCGTCGGCGTCACCGCCGTGCGCACCAGCACCCGCGCCATGTGCCCACCCAGCGTCCCATCCCACGCCAGCCCGTTGTTATAATCCGGATCATACCAGCCCTTGATGGTACGGAAACCGGACGGTGCAGCCACCGTCACCGCCGACGCACCCAGGTTCACAAACACCATGCCCCCATCAAACTCGCGGCTGCACAGATCCCCCTTGCACGTCGCTGGCCCACGCGCACACCCCAGCCAATCCCCCGCCCCCGCGGTAGCTGAGCTTGCCGAAGCCACGACCACGCCGCACTCATCACACCACCCCGGCATCACCGGGCTTTGCACCACCAACTCACCATCCGTCAGCGCAGCCATTGCAAACCCCACGCGCTGCGCATCCGCATAATCATTCCAATACCGTGACCAATACGCATCCTGAGGCAGCGTCGTCGAAACCACCCATTGCAATCGACCCGTCGGTTGCGCCTTAAGCCACCCCTGCGCCTGCTCCAGCTGCCACAGCAGCATCTCCCCGCGCCCCGGCCCCCATAACCCTGTCGTCGGGGTCCGCCACGCATGTCCCAGCTCGATAAATGCCCCATCCAGCCAGGTCCGATACACAGACCCGCCCGGCTGCCATGCCCCGTTGCCCACATCCAACGTCGGCCCCATCGCGCCCAGTCGCTCACCGTGCCCCGCCTGCCAGACCGCATCCAGCCACAGCAAGCCGCGCTCAACACGATCGCTAATCCCGTTCCCGTCCAGGTCCACATTCCCCCCGTCGCGGTCCAGCGTCGGCGTCATCAGGTCCCAATGCACCGCGTCGTAGCCGCTCGTTGGCAACCACCCCTCCAGCACCGCGCCGATCCGTCCCTGCACCCCCGTCGTCGGGTTCAGAAACCGCTGCGCCGCCCCGCTGATCGTCACATAGCTCCCGTCCGCCTTGCGCATCCAGTCATCATCCTTGATCACCGCCTGCACAGCGCACATCTGTGCGTGATTCTTGCAATCGAACGTTCCTGCCGGCCACCAGAAACCGCCCGGCAAATACACCCAGCGCAGCATATTCGGCGCAACCTTCTCCAAATACTGCGTCACCGTCAGACCTGTATTACCCACCGGCCAGCGGTTCACACTCATACCCAGCGTCGCACTATCGAACTGTCTTCCAATCGCATCCAGCCGCACCTGGTTCGTTGCCACCGACGGATCATTGCTCGTCGCCAGCGCGTGCAGTCGAGGGTAGTTACACACCTCCTCCGTCAATGCACTGGAAACTTTTGCGTGCAAAACATCCTGCCCAGCCCCGCACGCCACCAGCACCAGCATCAAAACCGCCAACACTCCAAACATCATCCAACGTTTCATTTTACACCTCAACCGTTTGCAGTTCCCCCCGCGCTGCGCGGGGGGAACTGCAGGTCACTACCGTCGCACCACAAACCGAACCTGATCCCATCGTCCAATCGGACAGAAATACACGCGCACCGCACCGCTTTGCAAGTGCTCAGCCCGCTGCACAGCGTACTGCTGCCCGTCCCATTCGACCCAAACCTCATTCGAGTTCGGCACAAATCCGTCTCTCGCGATCTGCTTCTGCAACGCTGCATCCTGGTTGAACTCAATCGCCTGCGCCTCATCCGCGTGCCAGATCAGCGCCTGCTCCAGCGTCTCAGCCCCCACACCAATCTGGAACGTCAAAAACAGCGGGCCGCGGTGCTCTGTGCCGCCCAGCATCCCCAAGTTGGTAATGCCGTCGCTGGCGAGCGACGGCGACAACACCCAGACCGTATGTTCACCCCCCTTGGCCAGGTCACCAATATAATCCCCCCGGCCCAGTCCAAAGCCCGTGAAACCGTCACCGCCAGTGCTCTGATGTATTGCGAAATTCTGCCACAGCGTCGCTAAACCCTTATTGCGCAGATCGGTCATCTGGCTCAGGTCCGGCCAGAAATTCGCCACCGGCTGTCCCACATGCGGCTCGCCCTGCTCGTTCAGCACGCGCACCTTCAACGTCGCCGGTCCCTCAGTTTCATCAATCCGCACCAGGCGGAATTTACGCCCCGGACCCGCATTCAAGAACGTGATCTTTCCGCCATACGTGCGCTGCAACCAATCCATGTCACGGCGTTCGCCGTGCATATCGTAGATTTCCATCGTCTTAGCTCCTTCTACTCCTGCATTAGGTGGTTCCGGTATCGGTATCGGTGTCGGTTCTGGCACAGGTGCAGGTACGGGCGCAGGTGGCAACGCCCCCCCCGCATAATGCCGTGCCAGCCCCTCCGCCGTCCCGCCGTCAATATCATAACTCGGCCACGGATCGCTCATCCACCAACCAAAAATCGCCGTGCCCAGCACCTGCGTGCGCCACGGCATCTGCTCCTCGCCCAGCTGGATCAACTGCCGTACATAGTCCTCCGCCGTCGTGTAGCGCTGCCATCCAGCCGGTCCCGCATAGCCTCGCGTTACCGTCTGTGCCTGGCGCTGTGCCATCGCCGCCTCGCGGTTGAACCCGATCAAACTCTTCATCGCCGTCTCATTCACCACCGCCCCGCGCTGATCCTCTGGCAACAGCAAACCATCAATCCCCGTCTCGTTGATAATCCACTTCAGCCGTCGGAACGGCAGCCGCCACAGCACCTGCGCCTGCAAGCGGTTGATCAGCCACTTGTCCGCATCCGGCCCAAAGCGCTCCTTCGGACCCCACAGATCGCGCGCACCATACTGGTGCGCACCCGCCGCGTGGCCATATTGCTCCGCATACGCCAGCATCGTGTACACCTGGCGATAATACGCCAACCGATCCTCCTCCGGCATATGCAGGTTCCCCACGCTCTTGTTCAGCACCAGCCGTTTCGCCACACCCGCGCTATCCATCAACCGCATCGCCTCAATTTCAGCATCATTCAGCTTCGGCAGTTGATCCCAGAATTGACAAACCTCGTTAGTCACCTGCACATAGTCAATCAATCCTGCCGCCACCGCCCCGTTGCGCATGGACAGCTCATGCATCCATCGTCCCGCTGCCACCGGATCGGACAGAATTCGTTGGCTCACCTCGCCATCAGAGCTATACACGCGCCCCACCACCGTAGTAGCCGGACACACCTCGCGCACGCGTCGCACATCATTGATGTCAGGATCAATAAACAACACCACCGCTGGCTGCCACTGCGCCAGCAGATCAATCACATGCCGCGGCAAACCGCTGCGTTGAAACTGCACCCCGTGATAAGCCAGCTCCCGCTTACCCACCGCGTCCAGGTGGTACGCCGGGTCCGAACAGCCGCACCAGCCATCCATCCGGTCATTCGGCTCCAGCCGCAAACTAAAGTGCAGGTGCGGACCGTCGCTGTTGCCTGTATTGCCACTCTTGCCGATCTGCGTCCCTGCCGCCACCGTCTGCCCCACCGCCACCGAAAGCACCGACAGATGTGCATAGATCGTCTCAAATCCGCCCGACGCACTGTGACGCAGCTTCACATACTTGCCATAGTTGCTGCTTGCCGCGTTATCCGCCTCCAGCACCACACCGTCCGCCACCGCCACAATGCGCGTCCCCTCCGGCGTCCCGAAATCCACGCCCTCATGACCGCGGAACGGCACGCCATGACAGGTGAACATCTTGTAATACTCCGGCCGCGCGCCAAACACCTGTGTCACCCGATAAGTCTTGCTCACCGTATTGCACGGATGAGCCTTAAACAGTCCCATACCACCTGCCTCCTTTCGCTAACCATTCATTATCGCAACAGATCACATCAGTCGCCACGCAATAAAAATCAGCAACAGCAACATTAACCCCATCACCACCGCCCCACCCAGCAGGTAAAGACGGTATGGCGTTGACCGCAACAATTTCAAATCATCCTCCACCGTGCCCATGCGCCTCTCCAAATCCTCATACCGTGTGTCCAGCCGATCCATTTTCGCGTCCAGGCCCTGCAGCAACGTATCCGTTGTGTAGAAGCGCGCATCAGCAATAGATTTCTCGCCCTGTTGATGGTCGCGCGGGGTCAATTGTGGAGCCTGCAGCTCCCCGTACTGTGCCGCCCTGTTCAGCGCAACCTGATGCGCCATGCGCAACGTCGTGCCACTGCTCAGCTGTCGCAGCAGCTCAATGTCATACTCCAGCGCCGCACTGTCCTTCACCGAGGTGCGCATCGTGATCGTATCAATGCCCACCGCCGGCAGTGCGTCCGCAAACGACTGCGACGCTTGCACCCCCGTCGTCGGCGGCCGGCTATTCGTCTCGCACGCCGCAATCACAGCCAGCGCCACCCTGCGGCTGCTCAACTGAGCCGCCATCCACGTCGCATCAATCGTGCCATCCTGCGTCAGCAACAGTCCCTCGTGTCCATGTCCAATCCACAGCAACACATCAAACTGCTCCAGGCTTAGCCGGTGCACTACCCGTTGCGCCGTCACATCCGTCACCGTGCGCAACGAAATCCCCGGCACATCACCAATCCGCGCCAGTTCCTCGTTGCTCGCCAGCGGCGGAAAGTCCTTTCCGCTCGCCACAACAGCCAAAACATTCATATCAGCACCCACATCGTCCCATCAGAATAAAGTCTCGCGCTCTGCCACTGCTTCAGATTGAGATTACCCGCACCGTTGATCTGCTCGCCAGCGGCCGGCAAAACCGTCACCGCCTCGCCACTGTCATCCACGCGCATCACGACATAGTCATCACCCATCGCCGCCGCCGCAGGAGGCAACTGCACATCCACAGCCTGGTTACTCGCGTCCACCAGCGTCACCCTATCCTGCCGCCGCAGCGTAAACGAGCTACTGACCGGCTTCGCCAGGCGCGCCGCCGTTCGGTTCACCACCCGTCCCATCAGCCCCAGCCGCACGTCCGTATTTTGCCAGCGCCAGGCCGCCGTCACCTGGCTCAAGCTTGTTTGCCGCCCGCCAAACTGCACAAAACACACCAGCCCGTCGCCCGCCGCGTCAATACGCACGTCCACCTTGCGCACCACATAGTCGCCCGACAACCCGGCCGCTGGGAACTCCAATGACATAGTCTGCCCGGCGCACAGACCCAGCCGCCACACCTCGAACGATCCCGCCACCGTCGTCTGCGCCGCCGTTGCTAACAACGCCGCCGCGCGCACACTCGCCGTCTCCACATCGTAGATGCGGCTATCGTACACCGACCTGGTCAGCGTTTGCCCCGACGCCGCAATGCTCGCCTCGTCTCGCAACTCATACACCAGCGGCTCCCAGTAGCGATAATGGCACACCACATCTGCCCACAACATCGGGTTGTCGAACCAAATCCACCCCTCTGCATAGTTAACCAGCACCACGCGATCGCCGAACGTGTTCCACCACGCCGTACCATCTGCCACCACCACCCCGTTCACCAGCACCGTGATGTCAATCAGGTTGCGATGGCTCAGCCGAAACACGCCATTGTTGCCAGGAATACCCCAAAACGTTTCCGTGACCACCGGGCTATCCTTCGCTCCCCCGTGAATCACCACCCTGTTGAAAAAATCCGTCACGTTCGCAGACACGATCAACGTCCCCCCGCGCGCCGGAAGGTTCGCAGCATAATCCGCCGTCGCCCCGTCGCACACCGAGAATGGAGCCATGTCTGTACCCGGAGGCCCGAAATATAATCGCGCCTCCGCGTCCACTCGCCATACCCAGCCCAGATCATCCGCCAGCCGCGTCAGTGCCACCGCCAGCGTCTCCTCTTCGGAGACGGCAAACGCCGTCAACATCGTCGTGCCCGTCGTCACATAGCTAACGACATCCACCGGTCGGCTTATGCTCAATCGCTCCGCCCGTCGCACATGGTAACCGATCGGCGTGTGCGCTGCCGGGTCCACCCCCAACCAACCCGTCGTCGTCAGAGCGCGGTCCTGGTATACAGCAATATCTATGCTCGATCCTTCACCCAGCCAGCCCCAACTCACGTGTCCGTCGCCGTGGGTCAACACCACAGCATACTGCGCCTCGCCGCTCGTCGTTTGCCAGTCGCCCCACGTCTGACCGCTATCGCGCAGAAAAAACAAGCCGGATTTAATCAGCACCGACACAGTTCCTTGCTCGTTGTCCTGGCTCGTCAAGCCCGCCCGGTGCATCAGGTCGCGCGCAATGTCGCCCGGATACTGTCGCACATACACATGCGCCGGCGCTTCACCGCGTGCCAGCAGCGTGCTATACCCTTCGCACTTCACGCGCCACAGCAAACTGCCGTCCGGCAGCAAGCTACGCTCCGGATGAATCACCAAACCGCCGAAATACACCAACTCATACGCCTGCCCCGCGTCCAAAATCCACTGCACCTCACTCAACGGCTCCACCCACAGCGTGGCGGGTGTCGTCATCTCGAAATACAGCGTCTCTACCTCCGCTCCTTCCGCATCAGTCTTCTGCACGCTGTCCGCATCCACATAAAATGTCACATCCGCATTGGCCAACGTGAATTTGAACGTGTGGGCAATATCCAGAATACGCATTGTTATGCACCTCGTCCGATTTCATAAACCAAATCTGCCTTCAGCTGCTCCAGCGCCCGCCGGTCCATGCGTGCCGCTCCGTCACCAGTGATCGTCACCGTCACCTCAATTCGCCGCGTTGCGCTCGCACTTCCGCCAGCCAGTCCGCCGAACTGCGCAGCGTACATGCGCCCCATCCCCTCCGGCGCATTCCCGCTCGCGCCGCTGGTCAATCCGGCACCCGCGTTTAACCCGTCGCCCGCGGCCTCGCCCACCGCAAACGCCGCGTTGTAGACAGACTGCACGTTGCTTTGCATGCCGGCAATAAACGCATCCACCAGGTCATCACCCGCGTCGTACCAGAACCCCTCACCCACGTTCGGCACCCACCATGTCGCAAAGCTCACCACGCTGTTCTGCACCTCCTGGATGATGCCGCGCACTGTGTTTGGCGTTGTCGGCATCCCCATGCCCGCGGAAAGCCCACTTGCCAGTGCCCCTGTCAGCCCTTCGCCTGTGCTATACCAAGTCGGGATCACTGGCTGCATCGTCGTCACAAATCCCGTTGCCAGCGCGCCAATGCCGCCCACGCTGCTCGCCAGCCCACTTGGCCCCGTCATCAGCCCAGCCAGTCCGTTGCTGAACGAAACAAAAAGCTGCAACACAGCCTGCACAAACTGCTGGATTTCCCCCGTGGCCGGGAACGTCACCCCCTGCGCCACATCGAACAAATCCAGCGCGTCCTGCAAAACATCAATCACACCCTGCACGCGCGTCAACAGCGTCAGCGCGTGCGCGTCCCACTGCGGAGCGTCCCGCACCACCCACGCATCGAAAGCCCTCATCGTGCCCGTAATCGCTCCGATGATGCTGCCCATTCGCTGCGCAAACGGCGATGTATCCGGATCGCCCGTAGCCCCACCCAGGAACTGCCAAAACTCAGCGCCCGCTCCGTCGAGCTGCATGAAAAAGCTCAGCGAGTTTTGCAATGCGCCAAAAATGGCGCTCAATGCATTGCTGAACGCCGTCACCGGCTCGAATGTAGCCGCAGCCTCTTCCGGCGATCCGGGAAACTCATCTTCGATGCGCGTCTGGAACTCAGTAAACACCGCCCAGCTCCACGCAAAGAAACTATCCCATCCCACCGCGCTGGGCGCAATGAACACAAAGCCATCAGCCAGCGTCGCCGCCGTCTCCAGCGCCTGCATCAGCGCCCCCAGCGCGCCCGCCCACGCCGTCACTGGTTCCCACGTCGCCGCCGTACTGTCAGGATAACGGTTTATTATCGCGTCTCTAAACGACTCCAGCACCGCCAGCGTCCAGACAAAAAACTCATCCCAGTCGGCGGGATCGGGCGGCGTAAAGTCAAAATCGCTCGCCAGACTAATCGCGCTTTGCAGCCCCTGCATCAGGCTGCTAAATGCACCGCTCCACGCAATCACCGGCGCAAACTGTTCAGGGTCATCCTCCGGATAACGTCGCTCAATCTCAGCGCGGAACGCCTCGAACACAGTCGTGGTCCAATCAAAGAAATTCTCCCACTCCGCTGGATCCGGCTCACTGAACTCAAAACCTCTCGCCACGCTCAGTGCCCCTTGCAGTGCATCCATCAATGCACCCAGCGCACCCGCCCACGCGTTCATCGGGGGCAAATCCTCTTCCGTTTCGTAATGCGTGCCAATCTCATTGGCAAACTGTTCAAACGCACTCGTCACCCAGTCGAAGAACCCCTGCCACTGCGCCGGGTCCGGCTCACTGAACTCAAAATCCCTCGCCACACTCAGTGCCCCTTGCAGTGCATCCATCAACGTGCCCAGCGCACCTGCCCACGCGTTCATTGCCGCCAGACCCGCATCGCCAAACAGCGGCACATCGATCCCCTGCTCATTGTTCACCGTCTGGTTCACCCAGTCATAAAACGTCGTAAAGCTGCTGGTCACCCAGTCGAAGAACCCCTGCCACTGCGCCGGGTCCGGCTCACTGAACTCAAAATCCCTCGCCACACTCAGCGCCCCTTGCAACGCCTCCATCAACGTACCCAGCGCACCTGCCCACGCGTTCATTGCCGCCAGACCCGCATCGCCAAACCGCGGTACAGTGATCCCCGGCTCACTGCTCACCGTCTGGTTCACCCAATCATAAAACGTCGTAAAGCTGCTGGTCACCCAGTCGAAGAACCCCTGCCACTGCGCCGGGTCCGGCGGAGCAAAGGCAAAATCATCCACGATCCCCAGTGCCGCTTCGAGGCCGCCCATCAGCTCCTCCAGCGCGCTGCCGAAATCCCCTGTCGCCGCCATGCCCTGCTGGCTCAGCATCTGCGCTGCCTCGCCGATCTCACCCACAATCGCCACCCACATCAGCGCAAACTGCACCATGCGTGCCTGCAGGTCAGGCAGTATCCGCCACATACGCAGCTCGTCCGCAATGTGGATCGCTTTGTCCCACGGCTCCAGCGCATCGTCAATCATCCCGCCCACGCGCGCCGCGAACTCCAAATCAGTCAATCCGATCTGCCGGGCCGTCGTTACCAGCACACTGATCAACGCGCCGATCTGCTGCATCAACTGTGCCCCGCGGCTGTCAGCCCCTGCCGCACCCGCCGTGCGATTGAGCGCCTGCACCGCATCTGCCGCAGCCCGCCACGGTGCCAACGCCCGCACCAGGTCATCAGCCCGCGCCGCAGCCTCCTCCAGCTCGCCCACCGGCAACGAATTGACCGTCCAATGCACCCAGTCCACCAGGCGGCTCACCAGCCACATCAGCCGCATCGCCGGATCCTCGTGCGTCAGCACCCGCGCCCCAATCACAGCATTGAGCGCCTGCACCGCATCCGCCGCCGCTTTCCACGGCGCCAAGGCCCGCACCAAATCGCCAGCCCGCGCCGCAGCCTCGGCCAGCACATCGGCGCCCAGCCAGCGCTCCAGCCAATCAACCCAACGTACCAGCCCCACCGCCATCCAAATCAACCGCTCGCTGCCTGCCTCAATGCGCGTGCCGCTCGCCCCTGCCACCGCAGTCACCGCATCCGCTGCCGCACGCCACGGCGCCAGCGCTTTAGTCACCTGCTCAGCGCGCAGTCCGGCCCCGCGCAGCACATCCGCGGGCAAATAATCCACTAGCCAATCAACCCAGCGTACCAGCCCCGCCGTCATCCTGATTAACTGCTCGCTGCCTGCCTCAATGCGCGTGCCGCTCGCCCCGGCCACCGCAGTCACCGCATCCGCTGCCGCACGCCACGGCGCCAGCGCCGCGCTGATGCGCTCCGCAGCAGCCTGCAACTGCATCATGCCCTCGTTGCCGCCCAGCTCAATCTCCAATGCCGCGTTAGCCGCCGCCAGCTCACGCACCAGCGCTACAATACCCTGCCGCACCGCCGCCACCGCGCCCACACGCAATGTTGGCGTAATCATCCCCTCCATCAACTCCATAGCGCGCGTCCATGCGCTCGCCATATCGCTCACCAATTTGGCTGCCGTCTGCATCTCCGTAGCCTGCTCGATCAAACCCGCCGCGTGCAGCTCAGCCACCGCCTCGCCCCAACTCGTCACCATCATCACCAAACCATCCAGCATCACCGTCAATGCCTCGCGCCAGCCCGTTGCCGGGGCACCGTATGCAGCCAGTGCATCAAACGCCTCAATCGCTCTGTCCACCATCGTTGCCAGCGTCTGCACTGTTTTCGCCGCCTCCTGGAGCGGATCAACAATTTGCGGTCGCACCTGGCTCCCCGCACCTCCTGGCCGCGTCATCTCAGCCAGACCCGCAGCCACATCGCCCACGCCCACGGCTACATCGCCCACACTCGCCTGCCACGCCTCGAACGCACTCCCCGCCTGATCAGCCGCCGCCACGCCTGCAGCCTCAATGCCTGCCATCGCTGCCTGCACCTCGCTAATTGCCGCCGTCAGATCAGCAATAGATTGCGCACCAGCTCGCGCCCGGTTAAATGCCATCGCCGCAGCCGCCATCGACGCGTACCCGCCCACCGTGGCCTGCGCCATCGCCCGCATACTCGCCACCACCGTGCGCACCTGCGACTGCAACTGCGTAATCAGCGTGCGCAACGTGATCATATAGTACTGCCGTGCCGTGGCGTACACCGCCTGCTGTCCGGCCTGCTCTAGTTTAATACGTCCGTTGTAATAGCCTAACGCCGCGCTATATTTCGCCTGATGCGCCGTCGCCAATGTTTGCAAATCAGCCTGCGCTCCCGACACCTGCAATGCCGCCGCCTGCGATTGATACGCCGCATCCAAATATAACAAATATTGATCACGCTCCTGCTCGATCTGCACAATAGCCTGCGCATGTCCCGCGTACGCCTCAGCCAGCTCGCTAAACGTACCCAGCACGCGCACTCTACTGTTCGCCGCACCCGCCTCGTTGATCTGTGCGATTTGCGTCCATGTCTCGTCCCACACCGCTGCCATCGTCTGTGCTGCCGGTGTCACCGCGTCGCTGATCACCGTTGCCGCCGTCTGCGCCGCCTCTGCCTGTGCCTGCCACCGTTGCGCAGCCACCTCAGTTTGCTGATTGAGTGCAGCCTGCGCCTGGATAGCATCTGTCCAGTCCGTGTCATTAATCGCCGCATAAGTTTCCTGGAACGCCGCCGACCCAGCGCGATATGTATCAATCATCTCTTCTATCCGCTGCCCGCGTTCTTCGAAACTCATCTCCCCCTGCAACAGCGAAACCAAATCAGCAAGATAGCCCCTGAGCAGTCCCGCTGCAAATCCCAGCTCCTCAAAATTAACAACAGTTAATTGGATCTGTTTTCCGATGGTCCCAAACACCTCAGACCAAAAATCAATATCGAGCGCGTCCATCAACTCACGGAATTGTTGCGTCGTCCCGCCGACATCCACCTGTGCCATCACCTGCTGCATGGCAATCATACTGTCAGCGATCATTCTGGCTTGTCGTGCCACCTCCGGCGCGATCTCTCGCGCCAAATCGCGCAGATCCTGCAACAGCGGCTTCAGTGCCTGCGTCATATTCCCCCCAACAGTAGCTGCTGTGTCTGCCAAAATGGCGTTCAGCGACCGCTGCGTATTAGCCCAGCTGCCCGCCGTGCGCGCAGCATCGCCCTGCGCGTCCGTGGTCCCCGCATAGATCAGGTTCAACCGTGCCATCACTTTCTCCTGCTCATCCGCCGCACGGATCCCACCCTCAATCCCCATGCGCATCAATTCCTGGTCAAGCGTCGCCTCTGTGATGATAATGCCATATTGTCGCACCGCCTCATGGTTCCCCACCAACGCGCTGGTGAAGTTGTTCATCACATCGCTGTCCGCTGCATTGTTGAAGCTCGCCACGTCCGTCGCCAGCGTCGTCAAGCTCACGCTCAGATCCGCCGCTCTTTCGCGCGCAAAACCCAGCGGCACAAACGTGTCCTGCACGCCGCTGGCCATCTGCTGCAACTCCACCCGGCTGCGCCCCACCGCCTCGCCAAACGCGCCTAGCTCGCGCGTCACCCTGTCACGAAACTGGCCGAACACCACGTTATACTTGCCCAACATCTCCTCAGCCGCACTGCCCGCAGCGATCGCCGCACCCGTCAACCCCTTGATCTTGCCAACGATCACTGCCGCGCCAAAGGCAATCCCCAGCGCCCCCAACGCCTTTTTCACACCATCCAGCGACGCCCGCGCCCGCTTCTCCATCGTCTCCATCGCCCCGGCCGTCTTGCCGCCGCTGCTTTTCGCCTCTTGTTCCAGCTCGCGCAGTCCGCTGGCCGCACCACCGCTGCGTCCTGCATCGCGCGCCATCGTCTGCAACGCCTGGCCTGCATCGCGGCTCATTGTCTGCATTTCACTCGATGCAGTGCCTGTCGTGCGCTGCACCATCGCATCCAGTTCACGCAGTCCGCTGATTGCGCCGCCGTCTTCCCAGCCAGCCACAACTCCCAGGGTCGCCGCTTCGATCATCACATCACCACACAATCAAACACAATCCAAAGGGGGTCATCCGACCCCCTCCTTATGCCTTACCGTCTTTCAAAAGCTTCTGAGCGCGGGCCTCCGCGTTCTCGCAAATACCCGCCCATAGCAGCCACCAATGCCGCGGGATTTTCTGTGCCACTGCGGGTTCCAGCATCTCCCACGGCGGCACGACAAGATACCGCCCGCCGCGAATTGGCTGGTAGAAATCGGGGCAATGCCACCCCTCACCCCACCAATCCTCACCCTGGCCGCCAGTTGCCAGAAAACTCGCCAGCTCGCGCGTTGCAGCCTCCGCAGCGCTTACCGCGGTCGCCGTGCCCGCGCCCGCCCATTCGACAAGTTTTTTGCCGGGCTCATGTCCGCCATCACCGCCTGATAGATCGCCAGGATGAAGGCAAACGGCACGCTTGCCAGGGTCTCACGGGTGATCTCAACCGCCTCTCCCTTCTGCGTCACCGGCCACGCCACCAGGCCCGCCGCCAGCTGATCCACGATGCTGCTGCGTTGTTCGCTCGCCTTCAGCAAGTACTCCGTCAGTCCATTCGGGTCAGCAACATAAGCCACATCGCCGTCCACAGCCAGGAAACGTTCAGATTTCGTCTGCTCCAGCGCCTCCACCATCAACTCGTGTCGGTCAGCCTCTGCGCGCTCAGTGCTGTTCCAGGTGAACGCACCAGGATTGTACGCAACCGGCGCATCAACATGCGAACCGTAGTTGAACGTCGTCTCGCGCCGGTCATTTTGCAGATCGGCAATCTCCATCACAAAACTCTTAGCCATAACCGCTCCATTCTTCTTGTCGCACTGCCTACACGTCCACCGCGTAGGTATTGTCAATGTCGGTGATCAGCTCAATCTGGAACGCATACCCTGCGCCCGCATCGTGCACATTGGTGTAGCCCAGGCTCACCGCCACCGCGTCATCCTCGTCCACTTCATCGCCAGGCTGAATAAACTCCACCGGCAACGTCAGTTTCAGACTGTGGTAATACGTGCTGGCGATCAGCGGACCGGTATAGGTCAACTGCAACCACTTGCGTAGATTCGCCCGTGCCTCTGCCACCAGCGTCATGCTGGCCGCGTTTTTCCAGAACTTCACCGTGCCGCCCAGATCCGGGGCCAGGTTGGTCTGCTCGCTGAAAGAGGGGTCGGCGTTGGCACTGAAGCGCGCCTTATGCGCTGCATTGCAGTGCCACTCCATGTCCACCAAACGAGTTTCCGCCGTCGCCGTCGCCAAACTTGCCAGCGCCGGAGCAATCTTCAGCACGCCCTGGCTCGCCTGGATCGGCACAGCGCTGATCTCCACCGCGCTCGGCGACAGCGTATGACCATCCGTACGCTTGCTAGCATAGGCCGTCGCAGTTGCGGTCACATCCTCGCGGCTGTGGCTAATGCCAAGCCCCGAAAACGCCATATGCGTCGCATAGCTCGCCAGCATGTTGTCGCCACGCTCCAGCGTGTACGTCTTGCGTGCAGCAGGTACAGCATTGCTGTCGAACGTCCACGTGCGCTTCCACGCCGCCGAAGTCGCCTGCTGTTGCGGCGTTGCTACGCCCAGCAAACTGTCCAGCAGCCACACCAGCGCCCGGTAGTCCGGCGCCAGCGTCACCGGCACGTTGCTCATCTCGCGGTTACCGCGCTTGGTCAACGTGTTAGCCCGGTACCCCTCTGGCCGAAACGGGATCGCATCGCCACCCTCCCGGTTCAGCCCCAGCGAAAGGCTTTGGAGTATCCACTGCGCCGCCACCTGCGTGCCCGGCGTCACCTCCATACCGATCTGCGAAACCTGTAAAACTTTGTCACCTGCCATCATCCAAACCTCCAAACAATAATTGAGCGCCGACCAGCAGGCCGGCTAGCTTACCCGAATGCGGTATACCCCGCCCGCGTGGCGATATGATTCGCCGCCAGGTCCGGTCTCCGTCATCTGAAACGGCCGCACTCGCACCGCACTCCACACAGCGCCATCGGTCAGTGTCGCCTGCTGTTTGTGCAACCGCGCAAAAATCCGTTGCTCCAGCGCGGCCAGCGCACCGGCCGTGCTGGCCGTCTTATGCACCCCCTTCACCAACCATAGCGTTGGCTGCCAGATAATCTCCTGGCTCGGCCCGGTGGTGTTGAGCGTGTCACCCGCGTCCAGCAAAGAAAACACAACGTACGGAAACCGTGTGCCTGGCGGCGCCACGTCCTGGCTGATCCCGCGCACACCGTCCGGCAACGTCGCCACCATCGCTGCATCACCGCTCAGTTGCTGATAAATCCACTGCGCCGCCAGGTTGATCTCGCCTGCCATCTACATCACTCCATCGCGATAAGTCCACATTATCGCTACACCGTCGCCCACGTCTCCGTGAGCTGCACGTCAGCCGTGCCGCGGCAACCGCGGCTGTTGCCGGCCGCGTCCAAAAATTTCACATCCCAACCCAGGCCGCCCGCCTCGTCCAGCGTCGCCGTCAGCTCATCGCTCAGCCACAGGCCAATTTGCCCTGCTGTCGCCTGCACGCTCATCCGACCATCCGCCGCGTGCCGCGGCTCCAGCAGCGCCGCACCGTGCAGCCATTGCAGCCCGTCAACATCGTCATCGCTGGGGTTGGACGTGCGCAGCCGCAGCAGCGCCGCGTCGTCAGCCTCCGCCGCCGCGCGCTTCAGCGTCCAGATCGCCGTCACCCAATCGCCAGGGATGTCCACGCCCGACACCGTAGCCTCAAACGTCAGCGCCCGCGTGATGGTGAGGTGTCCCGCTGCGCTGGTCGCAACCTGCGTCACCGCCGCGGTGTTCAGCGCAGCCAGCCGTCCCAGGATCGCCCCCGCCTGACCGCCCGCGTATGCACCCGGCAGCACACTGGCCCACGCGTCCGGCAAAGCCAGACCCGCGCAAACCTCAGCTGCAATCGTGGCCGCATCCATAGGTGGCGGCACAGGATCAACCGCCACCTCGCCGAGCACCTGGACATGGCCATGGCCACCATAATCCACACCGATCACGATGTATCCCCCCGCGTCCGGCACGGCCACACCGCCGGACACAGCAAAAATCGCGCGGCCCTGCACCAGCGCGTCGCTCTCTGATATACCATCATTGCTCCATGCGGAGACCTCCGCTCGGTCAATGCCCAACACGCGGTAGACCAGATTACCATCCTGGGCAATACTAAGGCTTACATCAATGATCAGGGGTATAGTTTGCATGACTAAAGCACGAGGAAAAAGTAAAACATCCAATAGGCAGTAGGATTACCCGCCGCGTCTATAACAGCAAAGTTGTAACCAGTATCCGCGCCATACACCGCAACGCGTATGTCCTCGAAAACATAATCGCCAACGGCCTGCGCAAAGCAGGGCTGGTTCACGATGAATGGCTCGCTCACGCCGACCGCCTTTAAGTCCAGCGCCGCGCCCGAAACTGCCCCTATCACCTCCCACTCCATGCCGGTTGTGTTGGTTGTGATGTGAAGATATGGAGTGCTGTTGACGTTTGACATGATCGTCCCCGCCAGCACACGCGGCCCAGCTGCCGGCTGCCACGTCGCACCGCCGTTGCCGTCAGCGGTCAATACGTGCCCTGCGGGCACGCCGACCGCCTCTATGTCCTCGATCGTCACACCACCGAGTTTAAAAACTGCCATCATACACCTCCGAAAAAAGTTACTTATCGCAAACCCTCCGGTCTGCTCACCGTCCTACCGTGCGCCGGCCGCCTCAACCATCGCCCGCTGCGCGCGTCGCTCAAATCCCGCGCGGGCGCGCTCACCGGCCGGTGTCATGTACGGACGCGGGGCCATGCCAGCCACCGATGTGGTATAGCTCACCTCGTCCGGCCGCAGCGGCAATGGCCACGCCGCGCCCGTCGCGCCCGTGCCATACTCCAGATACGGCGCGATCTCTGCATTCGTATACACCAGACCCTCTGCGCCGCGCTCACCGTGATCCTCCAGCCGTTGCTGCACGCTCGCCGCCAGAGCGCCCATGTCGCGTGCCGGTGCCTCACCCGGAGCGCTGGCCTGATGCCAGCGCTCACCGCGGCGATACATGCGACCGCTCTTCGGCTCGCCCATGGCCACCGCAACGTTCGTCTCGATCTCGTCCAGCGTTTCGCGCACCGCCTGCGTCAACGCCCGCGCCAACTGGTCGCCCAATTCCCCCAGTCGGTTTGTTTGCAGCCTGACCGTTACGTGCATGGTGTCACCGTTGTGATAATGAACGCTTATCGTTACTCAACCGCGCGGCACAACACCCGCCGCACCGCTTCCCAGCTCGACCGAGCCACGTGTACCACCTCCAGCACATCGCCAGAAATCGTCAACGTGTCCTGCTCACGCACATCACTGCCCGCAGGCAGGTGCACAATCCAGGGCCGCACCACCGCCATGCGCTCAGCGATGCGCTGCTCCGGCTGGCTCAACGTGCTCACCCGCCGGCAGCGCAGCGTGCCCGCCACCTGCGATGCATCGCCCCAGCCGCCCATCCCATCGCTGGCCGCCTCACCCTGTCGGGTAACAACGGCCATCTCGTTCAGATTGGCCTCAGCCACGCGCCGCAGCCGGCGCAGCATCGCCTCGTTCATCGTCCCAGCTCCGGCAGCAGATGCCCCAGGCTGACCATCCCTGCCGTCAAGCCCTGGTGAGCGCTCGCGCCCGCCGTGGTCAGACCGCGCTCGTACGCCGCCGCCTGCTCGCGCAGCGCCGCCGCCGTACCCGTCAGGTCCTCAGAGATTTCAGCGTCTTTCGTCGCCCTGGCCACTGCCGCATACTGATTTGCCAGCACGCGCAGCACCGCAACCACAGCCGTGCGCCATGTTCCCCCAGCCGCCACCGCATCTGCCAGGAAGACGCGCAACTCCTCATCCGAGAAATTGCTGCCGTCCGGCCGTGGCCCGGCGCCCGCGGTCGTGTCGCCAATCGCCAGCCGCACACGTGCCAGGTCGCTGCTGAGATTGCTGGAGTTGTAGGTAACCGCCATCAGGTCGCCTTTTTTCTGGAGATGGGAACGGCGGCCGACGCCGGGGCTTGCTCCATCAACACTCTGACCACACTCTCCACCAGCTCAGCCGCCGTCTCCATCTCCATCGCCCGCAAAATCTCCGGCTCGCGGTGGTGCGGCACGGCTGGCACCGCAATGCCCAACCGCCCAGCCAACACCGTCGCCGCGGCCATCAACCGCTGCTGCGCCTCATCCCGCCGAATTGCAATGCTGCGCGCCGTTGCCATGCTGCACCGCCTACACGTACGCCGTGGGGATGGTATAGCTGCCGCCCGTGCCCAGCTCCATCACCACGCCGTTCAGCCGGTTGCCCACGCCGTAGCCAAAACGCGCACTGTAGTGGCTCTGGGTGAACGGATAGACCTGGCTCTCGGCCACCAGTTGCAGACCGCCCGCCAGACCCGTTTCCACCGGATCCTCGCGGCGCAGCAACGGACACGGCGCATCCATGTGTACGGCCATGATGTAATTGGGTGGCATATATCGCCACTCCGCCACCCACACCCCGGACACATAGCCCAGCACCGTGCCCGGCAGGTTAGCAAACGCGCCCACAGCCTGCGCCGTGTCATCGCCGGGCTGCACAAACCGCTGTGGCACCTCGCTGAAATCGTTCAGCGCGCCGGTCAGCGCCCGTTGCGCCGGGTTGATGAAACAGACGATATTGCTGCCACCCGTCGGCGCACCGAAATGCTCCTCCAACTCGTCGCGCATAGTTGCATACGGATCGTTGCTGTTGCTGATCGCGCCGGGCGCATAGCCACTCACCAGATAGTGCGTGTCACCCATCTCCGTTTCGCTGCCCAGCGTCGGCGGATAGACCACGCTATCGCCGTTGGCCAGCGGCTGGATCGTCAGATCGCCGTGGATATCGTCCACAAATGGCCGCGCCGTGTTGTTCAGCAGCGCCCGCAGCATCTCGTGGCGCACCGTGTTCAGATAACGCAACTGCACAGATTGCACGTGGCGGTCCAGGTCCTGCGTAGTCATGTACGCATACGTAACCCGATCCGCTGCCACCGCATCGCCGAATTCCTCCAGCGGCAGCGCCACGCTCCACTCACCCGCCGCCCGCACCGCGCCAGCCTGGCTCTGCGAGCCTTTGCGCTGCATCCGTCCGCCACCAGGCAGCTTGTATTTGATCGAATACTGCGGCGTAGTGCGCTCCACAAACACACCCTGCGCCGTGGCCACGTTGTCCGCAAAATCCGCATACACCTGGTTGACCGCGTCGTACACCACCTGCTGGCCCAGCGTACTCAGAAACACCCGGTCGCCGTCATTAAGGCCCAAAGCCCCATAAATTGCACTCATCGTCCTGCTCCTTACACTCAAACTCAGCCCACGCTGGCTAGCTCACCGCGCCCAGCGAACAATCCACATACAAAACCTTGGTGCCCGCCGCATCGGTCAAACGCACCACGCGGCCCACAATGTTCGTCGTTGCGCCCGTGTCCAGCAGCGCGCCCGGCGTCGCGCTCAGGCTCACCGCCGCCCCGGCATCCAGCCCACTCAGGTCAAACCCGAACACATGGCCGCGGCGCAGCACATCCAAACCCTGCCCCGGCCCCGCCCGTTTCAGCGCAACACCCCACACCAGGCTGGTCTCAGCGCCGTCGTCCTCATCAGCCAACCCCATGCGACCGCTGGCCGCAATCTGATACACCACGTTGCCCGCCTCGACAGCTACACCCGCCACCGCTGGCCAGATTTCTGCCTTTTCCGGGAACACCACCGCCACCTGCGTGGCAGTTACAGCCAAATTACCCATCTCAAACCTCCTACAATTACAATGTCAACGGTTTGCCCGACGCCACAGAGTGCGCCGCGCCCGCCGGTTTTTTCCCCGCCGGCGATCCGGGGTCAGTGCGCTGCGTATCCAGCATATACGGACGCTCCTTGGCCAACGCCTTAATCACAGCCTCCGCACCGCTGATCTTGCCATCCTCACCGATCGTCAGCGTAGCCAGGTCAACGAACAGCGGCAGATCCCCCAGCGCATCCGCGCGGAATTTCGGTTCATGTGCCCGGGCTGCAGCCTCCACCGCCTGACGTTTGCGCTCGTTGTCGAAACGCTCTGCGGCCTCAGCCAGCTTCAACTCCAAATCAGCCGCGCGCCGCTCTGAATTTTTGTACAACTCTTCGAAGCGCTGCTGCTCACGCAGTTTAGCCTCTTCCGCGTCCGCCTGGGTTTTGGTCACCTTCGCCAGCTCACCTTCAGCCCTTTTCGCCCGATCGAGCAATTGCTTGAACCGCTCGTGCTGAAAAATCTCATCCCAGCTCGCCGGCGGCGCGTCCGAGCTGCGCTGCGGTTGACCTTCCTCCGTCGCAGCGGAGGCGGCGTTGCCGCTGCCACCACTGCTGCTTGCGCCATTGTCAGCCATCCGCACAATCCGCATACCGTAGTTGTTCTTACGCATTCGATCCATTGCCCATCTCCTCGCTGTTGCGGGTGCGACCCGTGGGTACTGCCGAACAAAAGAAAGCGCCCGACAACCCTGTGCAGAGTTGTCGGGCGCTCATCTCCCGATGCGGTCGGCAGCCTGTCTCCTGTCTGGAAAGCGCAGGGTACCGATCAGCGATCGTTTTAATGATAACACACAAAAAACGTCATGTCAACGGCGGCAACAGCGGTCGCCACGTGCGCACCGCGCCGCACACCATACAGCTCAACTGCACGCGCTGATTGATCACCACGCCCCCCAGCGTCAGCGTCAGCGCCGAGGTCGTGCCCAGGGTTGCGCCGCAACGACGGCAATACAGCGTAGCCGTGTTTTGCGCGCAAAACGTTGCCGCAGCCGCCTCTGGCGATAACTCCCCATTATCGCGAGGGTCATTGCTCATGCGCCACCAGCTCCCGCAGGCTACGCTCCTGCCATGCGTTGCCCCATACGTCATCCTGATGCAGTTTGGCGATGTCGCTCAGGTCGAATTTGCCCGCCTGCCAGGCCGCAAAGCGCCCCTTGCCCAACATCAGCCGCTGCACCTGCTCAGGCTGACCGCGAAACCAGTCCAGCCCGTTCGTGCCTGGCAGCGTCGCTCCCTGGCGCGCCGGTACAGGCCGACAACGCCCCTGGTTGTGCTCCTCAAACGCCGTCGTCAGCGGGACCCACACCCCATCTTTAGCCAGACACGCCATGCAGGTGCGTTGGCTTTTCGCCGCCACCCGCAGATAGCCATCCACCGTGCCCCCTGCGCGATATTGCTGCAAGCTGGCCTCGCGGTACACCCGCAGCGGTTCCGTGCGCGCGCTGTTGATCGCCGTGCGTGCAGCCACACCCAGACCATCGCGCAATGTCGCCGCCGTTTGCCGCGGCCCCAGTCCGCGCGCAATCGCCGTCACCAGCGCATCCATAATACCCTGCGTCGCCGCCGGATACAGCCGCGCAAAATACGCGCGCAGCGGTGAGCCATCAGCCACATATCCCACCATTGCCTCCAACGCCTCCACTGGCAACACGTCGAAACCACCCGCCACCCCGATGCGCGCCAGCGCCGCTGCGTGCTCAATCCCAGCCCATGCCATCCAGCGCTGCTCCGCACCGATGCGCACCGCAGCCCAATCCGCATACAAGCCGATCTGCGCCTGGGCCTGTTGCTGCAAATCGAGGTAACGCCGGGACAGCCGCACCAGGTCAGCCGTCACCGTCTGCCCCGCGGCCTGGCGGCTCGCGATCTCATCGCTCAGTGCGGCCAACACCTCGCCCAGCCCGCTCTCCATGCGCACCCAGGCCGCCGCCATCTCCCGCATCGTGGCGGCCTCGCGCACATCCAACGCACGCCGGAATCGCCGCATCACGCGGATAATCTCAGGATCAATCGCCTGGCTCATCGCCTGCGTCCTCGTCGTCAGTCTCATCCGCCGCCCCACCATCGCCTGCATCAAAGCGCCGCCGCGCCGCATCCAGCATCATCTGGCTCAAATCTGCCTGACGCGTGCGCTCCTGCTCCACCTCGCGCAGCAACGCACGGATCTGCGCCTTGCTCCAGCCGCCCAGCTCACGCAGCGCCGTTGCCAGCGGCACGCCCGCCGTCACAGCGTCCCTGATTATCGTCCAGCGGTCACGCTCCTCGCTCATCTGCTCCGCATTCGTCCGTGGCAACACCGGCCGGTTACCGATCGCATGATCCAGCGCCCCGCGCCCGAAACTATCCATACCGAACCCCGCGAATGCAGCATCGTAGCGCCCCGCGCCCGCAATGGCAATTGCCATTTGCTGCGCACGCACCAGCGCCGCATCATGCACCGCCCGCACGCTCTGAATGCGTGCGTACACATCGCTGTACGCACGTCCCAGCGCCTCGCCACTCATCCCCTGTCGCAACGCCTCCTCCATGCGCAACTCGCTCAGGTCAGCTTTGATCTCATCGAGCTGTCCCTGCAGCACCGCCAGTCCATGCTCCAGGTTCAAATCGCCGATCATCGGCTCAATCCGCGCCTCAGACGGTGGCCGATTTACGTACAGCACCGGCACACCGTCCTCGCTCTGCTGCACCTGCACATCGCCTGCCTGGATGCCATATGCAACCAGCGGCGTGTTCACCGCCTTGCCCACCTGATCGGCGATCTGGCTGGCCAGCGCATTGGCCGCATCAATTTTGCCCTGTGTTTTGCCATAGCCCACCGCCCCCCACCCCTGGCCCACATCGCGCCAGGGGATATGCACCGCGGGCACAAACGTGTAGGGCACCGTCCAACTGGCTACCGCCACCCCGTTCGCGTTGGTATTTTCCGGGTATGCAAACAATTTGCCATCGCGAAACGTCTGCACACGCGTCCACTCACCGCCCCACACGCGCGGGTGCTCGGTCACCTCGCGGTAGGTGTAGCCCGTTCCACGCTCATCGCGGGTGCTATACTCCACCACCAGCCGTTTGATATGGCCAAAATCGTCCCAGTCCACGTCTGCCACCTCGCCGGGCCAACGCACACGCAAATAACAACGCCGGCTGGCCGGGCGATCAGTCACCACCACAAACGCATCGCCCAAGGTCGTGCTGTGCAACGGCACAATATCGCGCCGCGCAGCCCAGTTGCTCCATTGCCAGATTTTGGCAATCGCCGCGGGCAGCGCGGCGTTGTTCGCGAAGATCGGCAACGCGCTGGGCATAGTTTTGCCGTCGCCTGCGGCCAAGTCCAGCGGTCCACCCCACACATTGGCAATGTAAAAATCCACATATCGCCCCACAGGGTTGCGCACCCCACGCGTATAGCGATACAACCGCGCAGCCCCCTGCCCATAATTAGCCGCGTACGCGGTCAGGTCGTCGTAGGCCGTGTTCCAATACAACCGCCAAAACCATTGATAGCGACGCTTACGCCCGTCGCCAAAGCCATCACCGCCCGCAGGCGGATTGCGAAATGCGTGCACTGCTGCCATAACTCTGCTCCTTACACTTGCCATCGTTATCCTCACACTGTCACACCTGCATAGTCCGTCAACGCGCCCAACGCGCCCTGCTGCACCGTGGCCCTGTCCGCCAGCCAACCAAGAATATATCGCTCAGCATCGAGGAGATGATAGGTCTCCTTATCCTCAATCGTCTCCGTCGGCTGGTCAAATTGATCCAGCTCACGGCTGTACGTGCGTTTTTGCTCCAGATATTGCGCCAGATCGTCAAATACATAGAGCTGAGCCGGCTGGCCGCGGTGAAATGCATAGACGCGGTCAATGCCCACCTCCACATCGCCGATCGCTGGCGCGCGCACCGGCAAGCCACCCCGCTGGAACTCGCGTCGCCACTGGCCCTCCGATTTGCTGCCACCCACGCACTGCGGCACACCCGCCTCACCGGCCAGCAAATGCCTGGCGTGCTCCTCGGCCGTGCGTCCGCCGGCCAGGTACTCGCGGTAGGCATACACGTCGCCCGTGTCCGGATTTTGCGCGTAGAACATTCCCGCGGTGTTCACCCCACCGAAATCCAGGCCCAGATAGCGCGGCCAGCGCGGCGGCAGCGTAAAGCGCGGCACCAGGTGCTGCGCCTCATCGAAACTATCGTAGATCAGTCCCGCCGGGCGCGTGAACAGCGCGCGGTAAAACAGATCAAATTTCCAGCCGGGCAACGTGCGGCGCGCCCGCTCGAATTCCGCGCGCGGAAATTGTGGATTGAGCACGCTCTCAAACCGCACCACATCAATGTCCGGATCGCCCCGCCGCCAGGCGTCCCAAATTTCCGTTTTCAGCCATCCCAGGTTATACGGCGTGGTGGTGATCAGCACCCGGCCCTGTGCCAGGCTCAACCGCCGCAAAATCGCCTGCCACGAACCCAGCTTGAACTTTTTCTGGCCAGCCTCGTCCAGCCAGGCCGCCTTGGCCGTGGCACTCTCCAGGCTCTCAGGGTCCGCCGCGTAGCCGAAAAACACCTGCGTCAACGGATGCGGCTCGCGGCTCGCGCCAAATGTGCGCGAGCCGCCAAAACTGCTGAACGTAAATTTGCGCACCGGATTGCTGACATACGTGCCCAATTGCAGCCAGTCCTGAAACAACCGCTTGAATTCCGGCAGCGCTTTCATCTCTAAAAGCGGGAATGTGGGCGTCACCACCATGTAGTCGCCTGGCCCGCGCCGCTGAATTTCGCGGTACAGCCAATGCGGACCGAAACTCGTTTTGCCTCCCTGCGTGCCCGCCAGCACGCAAACAAACCGCCTGTCGCTGCGCCATGCCTGTCGTTGCCCGGCGTGCGGGTGCAGCCGCATCCGCCCACCAGGCGCAATCTCCACCAGGTCACGCGCCATCGTCCGCCTCCTCGTCATCCGCCAGCTCGATGATGCTAATCGGCGTCATGCTCACGTTCATGTTCGCGCTGGCGCGATAATCCCCTATTATCTCAAGGTACATCCGCCGGTCAGCGTGGCATCTGGGGTCTGCTGTGCTGGCCACAGTCACCAGCGCATCGAGCACATCGCGCCGGTGGCGCATCAGCGGCTCCGCCTGCAGTTTGACAATCCGCTCCTCAATCTCGGGGTTTTGTGCGCGCCATTTGCGGATCGTGCGGTCCGAGGTCAATCCCAAACACTGTGTCGCCAACTCATCCTGCGTAGCAGGCCAGCGATCCCGCGCTGGCGCGCTGGCCCAGGCCATGTACACCGCCTTGCGCCAATCCCAGCCCTCGGCGCGCAGCGCGCAATAATCCTGCCACCACACCGCCTCCAGCACCTGCTCCCCCTTGCGCAGCCGCTCAAAGGCAGCGATGCTGGCCGCCTGGCCAGGTGTCGCCGGCGACGCGGGGAATGCGCTGTCTTTGGATACCCCTGCAGCTTTCGCCTCAATCCGTTCTATCAATTCGATCACCCGTACCAAATCCCGGCGTGCCTTTTCATCACCGGTCTTCTCCCGCTCGTACAGCCGTGGCAACATTGATTTCAGCAGTGTCAGGTTCAATCCATCCATCGCTCGTCTCCAGCACAGGCGTTTGACCGGTGAATATCGCCCAGCGCTCCAGCGCCGCAGCGACATACCCCGGCGAAAGTTCGACAGCCCGACACCGACGACCAAGCCGTTCACATGCAATAATTGCTGTACCAGAACCGCAAAACGGCTCATATACAATACCAGTCACTGGCATATGATGAAGCAATGGCCGCTCAAAACATTCTAACGGCTTCTGGGTTGAGTGAATAGTCTTGCTATCCTGACCGCCAGCAGCAATCTCCCATACCGTAGTGGTATGAGAATCAAACGCAACCAGCGTGTCAGCATCCACCCGCGCAGCAAACAAATCAGCCTGTGGCTGCCAACCATCTACAACCTCAGCCCATACCGTTTGCTGCTTGCGTCCGCCTGCCCAGCCCGGGCTTCTGCCGCGACGGACCGCATAGAAGCAGGTTTCGTGACGCCAGTGATACTGGCCACGGGATAACGCAAATCGGTTCTTCACCCAGATGATTTGCGAGCGTAGCTCAAAACCGCACGTTGCTAATGCCCGCTCCACCGTTGCCCCCAACAGACCTGCATGCCACACATAGGTAACATTGCCTTGAAAAAGGCGAAATGCCATCGCCCAAGAGGCGCGATCATCGTTTTCGACCTTACCCATACGCTCAGAATGGCCCAAGCCCGCTGCAACACGCCACTCAGGACTATACTGTACACCATAGGGTGGATCAGTAACCATAATGTCGGCGACCTCACCGGCCATCAGACGCGACACAACTCCAGGATCGGTACAGTCGCCGCAGATCAGCCGGTGATCGCCCAGCCGCCAAAGTTGCCCCACTTCCACCGCCCACTTCGCCCGCAGCTCCTCGGCCCGATCCACCTGTGATCCAGCATCTTCGCCCTGCTCGACGCTGCCCATAAGTGCCACAAGTTCATACAACCATTCCTTCGTACCTGCGGCCAGCGCAGCCAGCTCTTCATCCACATTATTCAGCTCTGCTGCAAGCTGAGCCAACGCAGCCTCGTCGGGGTCCGCCAATCGCGCCAGCTCGTTGTCAGCTGCCAAAAACGCCAATGCCTCCGTTTCGCTCCACACGCCCGTCATGTCGCTTGCCCGCAGGCTCTCCCATCCCAACCGTAGCCCTGCCTCCACCAGGCCATGCCCCGCGATGATCAGTCGCGGCGCGTCCGCCTCCACCGCCCAGATCACGATCTCCTTAGGCTGACCAAAGCGTTTCAGGCTTTCCATCAACCGCTTGATCTGATCCTCACTATGTCGGTTATAGTTGCGTGGATGCCCACGCAGCTCACAAATTAATACGTTGCTCACACCATTACCTCCGGCATTTGTCCAGTCATCACCGCCCAACGCTCTAAGGCCACAGCCACATAAGCAGGAGACAGCTCGACCGCACGACAATAACGGCCCAGCCGCTCACAGGCAATCAACGTCGTGCCGGAACCCGAAAACGGCTCCAACACCAGATCTCCAGGATTGCTGTGCATCTTGATGCATCGTTCTGGCAGTTCAAGCGGGAACATCGCAGGATGGTCGTCATTAACTGGCACCGTGTTGATTTTCCACACACCAGCATACCCCCACTCGCGTCGCTCCTGACGGGTCAACCGGCGCACAAAGCGATGCGTCGGCCCGGCCAGGCCAACGATCCATTCGTATTCGTTTAGTTCGATGGCACCCTCATCCACTCCGACAGCCAATACATGCTCATACTGTTGCACCGGTTTATTGCTCACGAGATGGTACGGACTAACGCCGAAATTCAAGCCCTGTTTCTCCCAAATGCGCAACCATAACACGCGAAAACCACACTCCCCGAACATAGTCACTGAATAAGCCATTGTTGGTTCGATAAACTGACCGCCAGTAGCATACAGATCACCGATCTGCCAAACCACCACAGCCGTGCGTTCACAAAGAATACGAATACACGGACGTACTGTGTCGAACCAAGTCTCAATACCCTTCTTTTCGTATGCCTTCCCAACCCCATAAGGCGGAGAGGTCACTGCGAGTTGTGCACGTTCGCCAGCAAGCACCCGATCTACAACTACAGGATCGGTACAGTCGCCGCAAATCAGCCGGTGATCGCCCAGTCGCCAAAGTTGGCCACCTTCAACCCGCCACTTCTCGCGCAGTTCCTCGGCCCGATCCATCTCCGCTCCTGGGTCGTCGCCTTGCTCGCGATGGGCCGCCGCTGCCAAAAGATCACGCAAGCGACCACTCGTACCTGCGGCCAGCGCAGCCAGCTCTTCATCCACATTATTCAGCTCTGCTGCAAGCTGGGCCAACGCAGCCTCGTCGGGGTCCGCCAATCGCGCCAGCTCATTGTCAGCTGCCAAAAACGCCAAT